AGTTTATGACGGTTACCAAACTCCTATTGGTCGTAGCGCTGTCGGGTGCTCTCTTCGGCCAGTCGGCGAAAGAGAAGGCCCTGCAGGCGCAACTCGATATGGCGCACGCGGCGTTGGACGCTTCCACTCGGGCGGCCGACCAACTGGCCCAGGAGTTGGCGAAAGCGAACGCCGCCGCCGTGGTCAAGGCGGCTACGGCGGCCCGTGCCGGGAAGAACGATGCAGCCACCATTGCAGTAGCAGCCGCCGACGCCGCTGCGGATGCCGCCACCGCTCAGATCATCGCGACCGCCAATGGTGCGGCGGCGCGCAAGGCTGCAGAGGATGCGGCGCTGCTCGCGCAAGGCGCTGCTACTACGGCGCGGGAGCAGAACGTAGCGTTGATGATCACGCAGGCATTCGGCTTCCTCGCGGTGCTGGCCGGGCTGCTCTGGAAGGGTTACACCGAGTCCCGCGACCGCCGATGGGCGCGGGAAGATGCTCAGGCCAATCACCAAAACGTCATCGAGAAGCTTGGCCAAGTGAAGGAGGAAGCTCATGCGGCCTATAAGGAAGCGAACACGGTGAACGCCAAGATCGCCAGCATTGGGATGGAGATGAAGGACGGTCCGGCGGCAGAGCCGGCTCCGAAAAGCATGTGGGGCAGTGGCGCGGCGTGAGGATAACGATAACAGGATGACGATTCCGGAAATAGCGGAAGCGCTCGAACGCGCGCAGCGGCAAGGCGCGGACAAGGACCAACCGGAGGGATCGCGGTACGCAGTCTTCAGCGACACATCCCTCAAGACGATGGCGCGGGACCTTCGCCTGGCGTCGGCGGATAGGCCGGACGTCGAGACGATCGAGGTGCGGAAGCCGTGACGGCGATCCTCGAATGGCTCGGGCGGTGTTTCAATCTGGCGCCGCGCGACGCCGGCCCGAAAAGCTTCATGGCGCTGGCGAAGGAGCCGCGCACGCGGTCGAAGCTGAAGACCTCCGGGCTCTACATCATCCAAACCGATTTCGAGGTGTCGCCGGAGTCATACACCAACCTCCAGGCGATGCTCGACGAGGTCCGCGAGAAGTACGGCCTCGACTTTCTGATCCTGGAACCCGGTTTCAAGCTGAAGCGATTCGATGACTACTGATCTCCAAGTACGACGTCCTATCCCGCTGCTGCGCCGCGACTGGAACGCGCGATCTCCGTCCTCCGGCCGCTACGTTATCCAGCGCACGGTGGGCGAGTTGGTCGACGGCTACCGTCGGCGCCACGCGCAACGGTTCGCGTACGAAGGCGCCACCGCCGGTCGGCGCGTGCACGGATGGTATGCTTCGTCTGCCGACGCCAACGTCGAGTTGATGGGCGCGCTCATCTGGTTGCGCAACCGTAGCCGGGAGCTCATCCGGAACAATCCGTACGCGGCGCGCGCCATCGAGGAGTTGGCCGGCAACGTGGTAGGGACCGGCATCGTCCCGATGGCCAAGACCGGCGCAACCCCTATCGACGCGATCATCGACGCCGAGTGGCCGTACTTCTCCGACCAGTGCGACGAGCCGCAGCGTCTCGACTTCTATGGCATGCAGACACTCGCGGTCCGGACGATGGGGGAGAGCGGCGAAGCCATCGTCCGGTTCCGGCCGCGCCTCGTGGACTCCGGCCTGCGCATACCGCTGCAGCTTCAGATGCTCGAAGCCGACTTCCTGGACCAAGCCCGAACGATGGGCTTGGTCAACGGCCACGTGATGGAGGGCGTGCAGTTCGACATGGACGGCCACCGCGTAGCGTACTGGCTTTTCAGCTATCACCCGGGCGGCGTGCTAATCCTCAACCCGCGCGGCGGCATCATCAGCCAGCCCGTTCCCGCGGACCAGATCATGCACGTCTATCGCGTCCTCCGGCCCGGCCAAGTGCGCGGCGTGCCGTGGCTGGCGCCGGTGATGATGGCACTCCGAGATCTGGACGACTACTGCGACGCCGAGCGCGTACGGAAGAAGGTCGAGGCGTGCGTTGCAGCCTTCGTTACGCAACCCGAAGGCGTCGACGGCGACCCCGTGGGCTTTGCCGGGACCGATCCGTTCAGCGGGCATCCCGTCGAAAGCTTCCAGCCGGGCATGGTCGAGTATCTGAAGCCGGGACAGGACATCAAATTCAACAATCCGCCTCCGGCCGGCGGCTACCGCGAATATAAGATGACCGAGTTGCAGGGGATCATGGCCGGCATCGGGCTGCCCTACGAACTCGGCACCGGCGATATGTCGCAGGTGAACTATTCGTCCTGGCGCGGCGGGATGCTGGGCTTCCGGAACACCATTGAAAACTACCGGTGGCTTACGTTGATGCCACTGTTCTGCATGCCGGTGTGGCGGCGGTTCATCGACACGCTCGTTCTGTTGGGCAAAATTCCCCTGGCGGCGGTGAACAATCCGAAGATCAACCTGAAGCAGGTTCAATGGACCTCGCCGCGGTTCGAGTCGGTCGATCCGGTGAAGGACGCCGAGTCGGTTTTGAAAGACGTCCGCATGGGCCGGAAGCCGTGGTTCGAGGCGGTGCTGGAAAACGGATACGATCCGACGACGCAACTCCAGCAGATCGCTTTGTTCAACAAGCTGGTGGACAAATACGAGATCATCCTGGACGTCGATCCGCGTAACGTTACTCTACGCGGCCAGGAGCAACCGGCCAATACCGAGGAGCGCACACCCACCAGTAAGCCCGGCGGAGGCGGGTCCGGCAGCCAAGGACTTGGGATTTGCGAGTTGTCGGACGAGGACCTCGCGATGGTACAGGAGCTTCTGGTAGCGGGCATCTCGCGCGTTGGGACCAACTGGCAGTCCACTACGCGACTCTACCGGGGCTAAATCGAACCGCAAAAAGGAGAGGACCAGGATGGACAGCAAACCGGATGTAATCACCGGTCTGGAGGAACAGCCCGGCCAAGCGACCATCGCGGCGCTGGCGGAGGATCCGCCGGCAACTACGGCAACGACCGCAACTACCACGACGACCGAACCAACGACGACCACCGTGACGGAGATTCATCGCGAGGTGACTGCAAGCGGCGATGCGCCTGCTGGCGCCAAAGAGACGTCGGAGATTGTGGAGATAATCGCCGACGCCCGAACGAAGCCTGCCGTAGGCGCGGCCGGCGGCTGCCAGTCCGAAGTCTTCGCCGCCGACGCGCAGGTGGTGCCCAGCACCGCGAACGCGGACGACGGCACCATCGACGTGGTCTGGTATAGCGGCGCGATGGTCCCAAGGATCGACCGCTCTACCGGCGAGCCGTACATGCTCAAGCTGGACATGGCGGGCGCCCGTCTCGACCGGTTGAATGCCGGAGCGCCGGTCTTCGACACGCATTTCTCGGGCGACGATTTCAAGTCCCTCATGGCCGGCAAGGTCGGCACGCGGGCCCAGGTCGGCGTTGTCCAGCGCGCGTGGCCGAACGGTCCGAAGGGAATGGCGACCCTCAAATTCGATCTGGGCGATCCGGACGGCGCGGAGATGTTCCGCAAGGCCTCGACCGGGATCCTCCAGAATCTCAGCTTCGGCACGTTCATTTACAAGCGTGAGAAGACCGACATGCAGACGGAGGGTATGCCGGAGGGAAAAGCTCCGTACTTGAACAACCAGGAGATCGGGATGTTCAAGGCGACCGATTGGGAACCGTTCGAGATCTCGCCGTGTACGGTGCCGGCGGATTTCAATACGTGTTTTCTGAGCGCGCAACCGAACGGGGAGATCGCAATCTTCGGCGCGCCGGACGCTGCAGTGATCGAAGTACTTCGGGCAATCAGCCCGCAAAAGGAGAAACCTGCAATGACTGAAACGACGCAGCAGGGCACGGCTGTGGATGCCCGAGTTGTGAACGAACAAGCGTTGGCCGCCGCACGCGAAGAGGCGGTCACTCAAGAACGTAAACGGGTCAGCGATATCGAAACGCTGGGCACCATTCAAGGCGTCGAAAAGGCCTTCGTTACCGAGCTCGTTGCGAAGGGCGTGTCGGCGGCCGATGCGGGGACGCAGATCCTCAACAAGCTGGCCGCGGATGCGGCGAGGCGCAAGATCGTTAACCACGGTCCGGGGACGGGCGGCGGAACCGACGCGATACAGAAGCGGTTGGACTGCATGCAGTCCGCTCTGCTGCTGCGCGCCGATAGCCGGTTCTTCCTGCATCGGCAACCGCTGTCTGGCGCCTTCCTGTCCGGTTGCGGTGAACCGCAGCATCGTGAGGCCGAGGAAAAGGCGCGCGAGTATCGCAATTTCAAGCTGATCGATATGGCGAAGGACTACCTGCAACTTCGCGGTATCGACACGCGCGGTTGGGATAGCACCCGGGTTGCGGAATTGGCGCTGCGGGCACCGTCCCGCAACGTGGAATATTTCGAGGGCGGCGCGGAGTCGACCTCGGACTTCCCGGCGATCCTGGCCAATGTCGCCAACAAGACCCTGCGCCAGGGCTATGAAGCCTATCCGCGCACGTTCCAGCCTTTCTCCCGCCAGATGACGGCAGAGGATTTCAAGCCCGTCAACCGGGTGATGTTGGCGGATGCGCCGGTGCTCCAGAAGCTTAATGAAAAGGGTGAGTACCACCGCGCGCAGCTCACCGACAACAACATCACGTATCAGCTCGCCACCTATGGCGAGATCGTGGCGCTGACCCGCAAGGTCATCATCAACGACGACCTCCAGGCGTTCACCCGCGTTCCGGCGCTGCTGGGCGTGGCTGCTGCACGGTTGGAGTCTGACACTGTGTGGGCGATCATCACGTCCAACCCGATTGCCCAGTATGCGGGCGACGCCGCTCAGACCGCGCTGTTCGCGGCTGGCCACAACAACCTGCTCTCCGGTGCTGGGAGCAGCCTCAACCCCGCTGTAAACGGTGGCACTCCGGCGGGCGATGGTGCATTGTCCGCACTCGGCAGCGGACGGCAGAATTTGCGTATGCAGAAGGGACCGCAGGGGACCCCCCTGAATCTGGTTCCGCGTTTCATCGCGGTGCCGACGGCGCTGGAAACCTTCATGCTTCAGGTCGTGTATCCCATCAACATCGCCTCCGCTACTCCTGGCGGGGTGGTCCCGGAGTGGGTGCGCGGTCTCATTCCCGTGGTCGAGCCCCGTCTCGACGCCAACAGCGCGACCGCGTGGTATCTGATCGCGGACCCGGCGCAGGTGGACACAATCGAATACTGCTACCTCGAGGGCCAGCAAGGTGTTTACATCGAGACCAAGCAAGGCTTCGAGATCGACGGCGTGGAAATTAAGGCGCGCATGGACTTCGGCGCGGCGGCCATCGACTATCGCGGCATGCAGAAAAACGCCGGCGCGTAGGAAGCTGCAGCGCGCGGCCAACGAGCTCAACCAAAGCCGGGTCCTCATCTGGTCCCGGCACAAACCAGAGGAGAGGAAGTCGATGAACAATTACGTCCAGCAAGGGAAGACGCTCACAGTGATCGCGCCCTACAGCGTGAATTCGGGTGGCGGTGTGGAGGTCGTCGGTACGGGCTACCTGTTCGGGGTCGCCGTCAACACGCAGGTCACGGGCGACAACATGGAGATCCAAGTCGAGGGCGTCTTCGACCTAGCCAAAGACGCCAGCACGTTCGCGAACGGCGATTACGTGTATTGGGACAACGTCAACCACGTAGCTACCTCCATCAACACCGACAAGAAGATCGGCGTGGCCGTGCTGATGCAAGCGAGCGGCGCGAACGCTCCGGGTGGCGTGGCCGGCGATCCGACCGTTCGTGTGCGGTTGAATTCCGCGTTCTAGAACTCGGGGCGGCGCAAGTCGCCGCTTCCTTTTGACCTATGTCCGGATGGCCCACCATTAGCGCGAACGCGAATCGCATCATGCAGAACAGGTTCGGCGAACCGGTGGTGTACCAACCGATGCAAGCGGGCGCGCCGGCCAGCGCGTCGGTTCCTCTTACTGCCATCAGGTGTACCCGCGAGCGGATGGAGGCAGGTGCGGTAGCGAGCGTGGAAGAGATCGAAGTGAACCCTGTAGACCTGCCTGAGGCGCCGCCGCAGCGTGGCGACACGGTCACTGCTTGGGGGGCGACATTCACCGTCACGACCGTGCGCCAGCCCGACCCGTACGGCATGGTCCATTTGACGCTGACGATGCAACCGTAATGATCAATCCCAAGACCATGCTGGCCGAGTGGGTGACCGCTCTTCAAGCACTGCCGAACCTTATGAAAGCGATAGGCGGCGCTGCCAGCTCGGTCCAATTCTATTCGGAAAACGCTACGGTCTTCGGGCAGTCCACGCAGAACAACGTTCGCCTGGCGGTCCTGGGAATGCCGCCGGGATCGATCATGGTCGTCTGGCACGGTACTGCGCCGGGCCGACTGGGCAACGCCCTCGTATTCGTGCATGAGTTCGCGCTTTACCTGCGCGCGCCGGAGACGCCCAGCGTCGGCTACGAGGACCTCTACAACTGGATTGTCAACGACATTCCGGAGGGCGGCACGCTCCAGATGCTGCACCTTCCGGTCGACCCCAGCTGCGAGCCGATGGATTTCTATCTGCCGTCAGCCCGGCGCAACACTATCGTGGTCAGCGCGGACGGTGCCACGTTCGAGTACTTCGAGGTGGCGGTCCGGTTGATCGAAGCTACCAACCCATAAAAAGCCGGTTGTCCCGGAGTTGAGGCCAAGAGATGCAAGACGTTCCGATGGTATTTATGCAGTCCCCGCAAAGCGATGAAATCCGGGAGGTCCAGGCAACCACCGCTATACTTGGGCCCCTCATGTCACAAGGCTGGCATCAGGTGCCCGCACCGGCAACAGTAGCGCAACCCGAAACTGCGGAGACGAAGGAGGCCAACTAAACCATGGCGAACATCAATGAACTGATTGAGGGCTGGAGCTTCGGCAAACAGGCCGCGGTCGTTACGCCGCCTGCTGCGGCGATTATTACGCCGCAGACCGCGGCCAAGATGTGGCGGTTGACGAACCTCAACACGAAGCCCTGGGCGAAGGTGCCGGTGAACGAGGACGACCGGGCTGAAATCGGCAAGGGTCACGAGTTCCCTACGGCGCTGTTCAAGTCGCACTACAACATGCCGACCTTCGAGATTTCGAAGTACGCCTCGTCGGAGTTCCTGGCGTGGGTACTGTCGTTCTCGCTGGGCAACGTGACGCTCGTCGGCACCGGATCTCCATACACCTACACGGTCGTACCGGCGCTGGGCGCGACCAATCCGACCGGCCTTGAGTTGCCGTACTTCACGTACGTCCAGCAGATCCGGCCTGGCGGATCTGCAATCCTCGACGAGATGCTGATCGGTTGCGCTATCAAGAGCTGGAAGCTGGCAATCAAGAATTCTCCCGGCCGCGCCAGCGCGATGCTGTCGTGCGAGTGCGTGGCTACCGGTCAGTACACCTCGCCCAGTGGCATCACCCTGCCGGCGGTAACGCAACCGCACGAGTTCAACGCCAGCATGGTCAGTGCGTTGACCATCAACGGCATCAACTACCTGACCGGCGGCAGCGGTATGCAGTTCGTGTCGCTCGACGCCTCCTGGGAGAACAACTTCCGGCCCGGCTTCTTCCCCGGTTCCGGAGCGCAGGACGGCTACCAGATTCAAGGCCGCTTCGAGTGGGGCGACCGAACGTTCGCCTGCCAGTTCGTGGTGCGCGTGCAGAACGGTTCGATGGAATACGCGAACCTCATCAATCAAACCACCGGCACCGCGACCGTCACATTCACGCGCGACGCCAACAACACTTTCACGATGGCCATCCAGCAGATGGGATTCAACGTGGTCGAGTTGTCGAACACCGACGGCATCGCCACTCTCCAGGTGACAGGCGTCCAGTTGTACAACGCGACCAACGGTCTGGTCACGATGTCGGTGACTTCGCCGCAGGGCGGCATCTGCCAGTAAAGGAAAACGACGATGCTGATTCTACTGATCATCTTGCTTTTGTTGTTCGGCGGCGGAGGTGGGTATTACCGGTGGGGCGGGGGCGGCTTGATCTGGACTGTCCTTGTCATCCTCCTGCTGGCCTACTTGTTCGGTGGATTCTTCGGCGGTGGACCTTACTTCCATCGCTGGTGAACTCCGCGCGGCATCGTCGATGGCAGTCCTGATCGATAAAACACTCTATGGAACAACAGACCAGCAAGCCAATGTTTGACGCATCGAAGCCTATCGTCGTGCCGATCCTGTCGGGCGGGGAAAAGCGATGCGAGGTGCGTTTTCCAACCGACGAGGAATGGTGCTTCTGGGCGCGGGCCCAACGCACCATTCGCCATTTCCTCGGGCGCGGGAAGTCGCAAAGCGAAGACATCGATCTTCCGAAAATCAACGCGGAGTTATTCCGGAAGATCCGCATCGACCAGGAGGGTCCCGAGTTCGACGACGCCGAAACCGGTATGGTTATCGGTCGCGTCGAGCGTTGTCAGGTGGCCGATATCGAGCGCGAGGGCGTCAACTACCGGATCGCAATGAGGGTCCCCGGTGCGCGCGTGACGCACGTCTTGCGGATGCCGACCGCCAAGGAGATGCAGGATCACGAGAAGGCGTCCACCAGCGTCGTGGCCGCCAGGCGCTCGGTCGAGACGCGGGCGTTCCTCGAACCCAGCGGCGCACTCTACGACAAGCTGCACGTGTCGCACGACGGTTATGCCGGCGACGTGCCCATCGTTCACAAATCCGCGGCGGTGTCCGAAGTGATCGCGCAACTGGCCATCGAGGCAGACGACGACCCGGAATAGCGCAGCCCGACTCTCCGGAGGGGCCGGGCTTGCGATTCCTGATCCGCTCGGCGTGCCGCCAGGGATCGGCGTGCGGACGCGATGAAGACTGCGCGGACCGGGTGTTCCGATGCCGGCAGTGCGGTTACTCTTCTCCGGACGAGTTGGATGCCTGCCCGCAGTGCAACGCGGGCTGGAAGGCCATCGACGTCAGCCACGGGCCCAACTGCCCGAGGCACCTGCTCGACGAGGCTATGGACACGCCGAACGGCCTCCTGGTCCGGCGGTGCTTCCGGCTTCTCAACGCCAGAACGCTCGGGTTGACCCTCACGCTCAGCGACATCACGGAGGAGGAGTTCCGCGTGATGGAGTTGATCGATAGCGAGCAGAAAGAATACGTCGCGGCAGAGGACCGCGATGTGAAGAGCTTCCAGGAGTTGCTGATCAGGAAATTATCGCGACGATAGGAAACCGGTGAATCGAAGGCGCTCAACGAGTTCGATCCATGACCGTACGCAGGATGCTGTTGATGCGGGTCGAGTAACCCTTGCCATATTGCATCAGCCAGTCGTAAACTTCCCGGTCGATGCGAGCGGCCACTAAAACCTTCGGAGTGCGGCGGAATTGCGCCAGTTGCTCGTTGGTCAGAGGAGGGATGTCCGAGTAGTCGATGCCGGAATCGTCTCCGGCGGCCTGCCGCTTTGCGATCCGGGACAGGGCGCCTTTCTGTTTCTTACCCACCGGCTTGCTGAATATAGATTCGGCGCTCACGCTTATTAGCTTCGCGGGCCGAGATGATGCGGATGGTTTCTTCTTCGCCATGTTCAGTCTCCATGCGATATACGTGGACTACCAACAGAACTGCCTTCTCTACGGCGCCAATAGCGTGCCATCGCTGCTCGCCATCAACGATTCGGTCTTTGCGGAACGTTGCGAGGGAATCGTTGAAGACCAGGGCGGCGGTCTCAAACGAAATGTCGTGCTTCTGCTGGTTGACCCGGTTCTTTTGGTCGTCCCATTCAAATCGCATCGTTATACACATTGTATAACACCTCCTAAAGACAGACGAAGTCCATGCCTCGCT